GTCTTATTAATGGCGAAACCGTCTGGCACAATGGCCCAGTCACTGAAGCACTCCAGCGTGGAGCAATCTTGCTCCTTGACGAAATCGACCTTGCCTCAAACAAAATCCTTTGTCTCCAATCTATTCTTGAAGGCAAAGGAGTTTTCCTCAAGAAGATTGGCAAATTCATTACGCCCGCAGAAGGTTTCAACGTATTCGCAACCGCAAATACTAAAGGTAAGGGATCCGAGGACGGGCGATTTATTGGAACTAACGTGCTCAACGAAGCATTCCTTGAACGATTCCCTGTAACCTTTGAGCAGTCCTATCCTACTTCTGCAATAGAGCAGAAAATCCTTATGGCACTCTGTAGTGATACAGACTTCTGTAAGCGTCTCTGTGACTGGGCAGACATCATTCGCAAGACATTCTATGATGGTGGTATTGAAGAGATCATTAGCACACGCCGCCTGGTTCATATTGTTCGTGCCTACAGTATCTTCAATGATAAGGCAAAGGCAATTCAGGTTTGTGTGAATCGTTTTGATGATGAGACCAAGCAAGCATTCCTTGAACTCTATGATAAAGTTGATGCAGATTTCCAGATGCCTGTAGAAAATGATCGTATCTATGTGATTGACGGTGGAGCAAATATTTGATATAATATGACTAACTCATGGTCCTTTCTATTTGACGAATTAAATATGTCCAATCAAAATTATGGGGAAGAAGACGGGTTCAATGTTGTGGGTAATCCCGGCACTGAATCTCCAGATACTATTGTTATCGGTGGGCAAGATAATATTTCTTTTGATTTGCACACTTCCACCAAACCTTCAACTAACACTAGACAAAAGTATAGTGAAGATGTAATTATTAAAGAACTAAAAGATTACATCACTAGAACATATGATCAGCATTATTCTGCTGGTGATGATAAGATTCAAACTCTTGATCTTATCGAAGCTTGTGGTGATGGCGAGGCATTTTGCCGCAGTAACATCCTCAAGTATGCGTCACGATACGATAAGAAGGGCACTGCCCGTCGTGACATTATGAAGATTCTGCACTATGCTGTTCTTCTAATGCATTTTAATGATAAAAATGCAAAACGTGAAACCTATCCTCAGTGATGAAAACTCGACCTCCTATGAAACTCTCTGACAAGACTATCTCTGTTTTGAAGAACTTTTCTTCAATCAATCAATCTATTTTATTTAAAGAGGGTAATAAACTTCGCACTATTAGTGTGATGAAAAATATTCTCGCAGAAGCAACCGTATCTGAAGACTTCTCCAAAGACTTTGGAATTTATGATCTCAACCAGTTTCTTAATGGTATGAGTCTACACCAGAGTCCTGAACTTGACTTTGCTAATGATGGTTATGTTGTTATTCGCGAAGGTAAAATGAGATCTAAGTATTTCTTTGCTGATCCTAACGTTATTGTTACTCCACCTGACAAAGAGATTACTCTTCCCAGTGAGGATGTTTGCTTTGAGTTGAGCACCGAACAATTAAACTCACTACTTAAAGCAGCAGCAGTTTATCAACTTCCTGATATCTCTGCTGTTGGTGAAGCGGGTGTAATTAAACTTCTTGTTCGTGACAAGAAGAATAATACTTCTAATGACTTTGCTATTGTAGTTGGTGAAACCGATGCTGAGTTTTCTTTTAACTTTAAAGTTGAGAATATCAAGGTTCTTCCTGGAACTTATAATGTAGTTGTTTCTCAAAAACTTCTTTCTCGATTCACTAGTACAAGTCATGACCTGATTTACTACATTGCTCTTGAACCAGATTCGACATTTGCTGCAGCAGTATGATTGACGTAGTTGATGATTTTGTCCCCGAAGGATATTTTGATTTAATCAAACATGCTTGTTTAGGATTTAATCAGGCATGGTATTATCAACCTAATATTACTGCAGGGGTATTTGAAACAAAAGGCCTTGGAAAGCACGGATTTAATTGCTGGGTAGTTGAGCAACCAAATACCTTTTGCGATAACTATTCTGCAGGACTTCTTACTGACCTAGTTCTTCAGATGCAAAATATGACTGGATGTCAAAATGTCCTTAGGTCAAGATTGGACATGACATTTTATACTCCTGGTGGTAGGAAATGTGATCCTCACATTGACAGTCCTAATCCGCATATTGCTACAATTTTTTATTTAAATGACTCCGATGGAAATACCGTCATTTACAATGAAAAGTTTGATGGTGATACTAACATTGATCAGAGTAAGTTAACTGTGCAAAAGGAGATTGAACCAAAAGCAAATAGACTTTTGATATTTGATGGAGCATATATCCACACTGGACATGTTCCTGCAAATCATAATACTAGAGTAATATTAAACTCCAACTTTAATTAGATTATGAACATCTTTGTAACGGATCCTAGTCCATGGCAATCTGCTATGGTTCTACCTGACAAACATATTGTCAAGATGCCTTTAGAGACCTGTCAGATGCTTGCTATTGTGTGCTCTGACAAATGGGGTCATGGGTTCGGTACTCTTCCCAGAGCAGATGGTACACCCTATGCAACTGAGAAAGGTGCATTTCGTAATCATCCTTGTACTAAATGGGCGAATGAGTTTGTGACCAATTGGCAATGGCTTCTTGCTCATGGACTTGCCATGTGTGATGAGTACACTGCTCGCTACGGTAAAGTTCATACCTGCCAGAAGACGCTTCTAGCAGCAAAGGAGATACTTCCTACTGCAGATCCGCAAGGTCGCAGTGGAACGGATACAACACCCTTTGTCTTCGCAGGACCTGATGAGTTCAAGTATGATACAAGCATTGATATCTTTACTGCTTACAAGATGTATATTTCATCTAAACCATGGGTAAAAGATAACTATCTTCGTCTTCCACATCGTAAACCTGACTGGATCTAATGATGAAACATATTCTTTTCACTTTGAAAGGATGTCCATTTGAATTACTAGACGATAGAGAGTTTATTCGTATGCTCTTATATAAAACAGTCAAAGAATGTAAAGTAAATCTTTTAGACTTGAATGTTCATAAATTTGAACCTCAAGGAGTAACCGGATTTGCTATGATCTCTGAAAGTCATATTAGCATTCATACCTGGCCTGAAAATGGTATGGCAGTGTGTGATATCTTTACTTGTGGTGATATCGCCATGCCTAAAATTGGTGTAGAATATATGAAAGAACAATTGAAGGCAACTGATATTGTATCTAATGAATTTGATAGACCTTTAACAATATTTCCAATTGCCGGTAAAATGAAAACTACTTTAACAGTTGATGAAAATGGGATTCTAACCTTCCCCGACGAACTTATGGAAGAACTTGGATGGATGGAGGGTGATGTGCTAGAATGGAATCCTAATGATGATGGTTCGTTTACCTTGGTGAAAATAGAAGATGCGTAATGAATTTCTCTGGGTTGAAAAATACAGACCCAAAACTATTGAAGAATGTATTTTACCACCAAATATTAAGAAGACTTTTCAAGACTTCCTAGATAAAGGTGAGATACCAAATATGCTCCTTGCAGGTCCTGCGGGATGTGGAAAGACTACGGTAGCAAAAGCACTCTGCAATGAATTAGGAGTAGATTTTTATGTCATCAACGGATCCGATGAGGGGCGATTCCTTGATACCGTCAGAAATACTGCGAAGAATTTCGCTTCGACCGTCTCGCTTTCTTCAACTGCAAAACACAAAGTCATCATCATTGATGAGGCAGATAACACAACGAACGACGTACAACTCCTCTTACGGGCGTTTATTGAGGAGTTTAGTGGCAACTGCAGATTCATCTTTACCTGCAACTTCAAAAACAAAATTCTCGAACCACTTCATTCCCGCACAACGGTTATCGAATTTGGAATCGGAGGTAAAAACAAACCTGCCATTGCAGCCCTCTTCTTCAAACGTATCCAAGAAATCTTGGATACAGAAGGTGTTAAATATGATAACAAGGTCCTGGTAGAACTCATTAACAAACACTTTCCTGATTGGAGACGTGTTCTGAATGAGTGTCAAAGGTATTCTTCTTCTGGTAGTATTGACTCGGGTATTCTTGCAACCTTTAGTGATGTAAAAGTAAATGACTTGGTTAAGAAACTTAAGGAAAAAGATTTTCCCGAAGTACGTAAATGGGTTGTCAATAACCTGGACAATGATACTGCTGTCCTACTGCGTCGTATTTACGATGCTTGTTATGATTCCATGGTTCCGAATAGTATTCCTGCTGCTGTGCTTACTCTCGCTAAGTATCAGTATCAAATGGCATTTGTGGCGGATCAAGAAATAAATATGCTGGCATGTCTGACTGAGATTATGGTTGAATGCGAGTTCAAATGACAAGTATTCCAAATAAAATTGGTATGGCCCTTATCATGGTTTATTGGTTGTCCATGTCTGGTATGGTTGCCAATGCATATTTTTATTATAATTATAATGTATTGAGTGTGAATTCAAATGAAGTTTAAAGCACTAGTATTCATCCGTCTACGATCACAGGTTGATGACTCACCAGGTAATGCTGTGAGAGATGCCTGTAAGCGATTGTCTGAACTTAATATCAGGAAACTTAGATTGGGTAAGGTAGTTGATGTTTGGTTAGAAGCAGAGACTAGAGAGTATGCTGAGAAGGAATTGGAAATGCTTTCTGATAGATTTCTTGCTAACATAGTCATGGAAGACTGGGATTATGAATTGACTGAGATTGAAAGTTTTCCCAAAGGTATTGAATAATGCCTCACGAATTTGACCCATGCGAAGCACCTATAGAAGGTGAAGTTGACAAGTGGGGGTTTACAATCAAACCTTCTATATGCGATAATGAGGCTATCATTAGATGCCTTAAGAATGCCCCTTGTGGTATTGACAAAAAACAAGCAGAACGATTGATTAAACATTATGAAAACCAAGATTAAAGCACAAGTAAAATCTAGATGGTACTACATTTTTTGGGGAACTGCTACAGTATCAGTTGTCCTTGGACAATTGTATGTCGGTACTGGATATCGTATTTTGCATGATGATGTGCAACAATTACTTCGGAATGTTGATGGTGTACTCCTTCACAAAGGTGATGAACCTAACTACCTATGATTCTATCTGAGAGTGATGCGGTTTACGCTGCAGATAAATTTATTAATTATTATACTCAGTTTAATCGTATTGATGATTACCTTCGCTTTGTAAAAAAAGATCGTATTGGAGATAGGCCTGGATCATTATTTGGTGCAGAATCTGAATTCTTTGATGTATTTAATATGCATCCAAATGACATGAATTTTGAGGTTCATGTTGTAGATACTGATCCTAAAACATCATCAAGATACAATCAGTGGTTGTATTCAGAAACTCTCAATTTAACAGCATCAAATCCTATTGAGGAAGCAATACCGGGCAGAACACATAAGTGGATTGTTGAAGAAACAAATACTAATAAAGTTGTTGGTGTTGTGAGGTTTGGATCTCCTACTATCAATAGTAAACCAAGAAACAATTACTTTGGTAAAGTCCTTCCGCTCTCTGATATTAATGCTCATTTTGTCATGGGGTTCAACATTGTTCCTACTCAACCTTTCGGGTTCAATTACTTGGGTGGAAAACTACTTGCTCTCCTAGCATGTTCTAAGGAACTCAAGCAACAGTTTGATGAGAAGTATGGATCAGATCTTAAATATTTTGAGACAACATCTCTCTACGGAACCACCAAGGGTGTGTCCATGTATGATGGTTTGAAACCTTTCCTGAGGCACATAGGAGACACTGAGAGCAACTTCCTTCCACTCTTCCATGATGATGAGTTCCGCAATTTCTTCTGGTGGTTTAACGAACGCAATGGTGGAGAACGTTTGATCTCTGCAGATAAGTCATCTAAGAAACTCAAAATTCAAACCAAGATGATTTCCATCATCCGCAATTCTCTTAAAGATGAAGAAAAACTCAAACAGTTTAATGATTGTATTGAACATGCAAAGACATTGACTGAGAAGAAGAGATATTACTTTGGTAAGTTTGAACACTCAATGGATGATGCAATCACTTGGTGGAAGAAGAAAGCAACTAAGAGATATGAAAAGTTGCAATCTCAAGAGAGAGTAAGAACTCAACTTGAGATCTGGGAACCTGGTGCTGATTTGGAGATTATTAGATAATGGAATTAAAAGACTGGCTCAACTCAATTAACTTTAATAAAGAAAATCTTACAGAACATACGAAAGAATATCCTCCATATATTATCAATCGTTGCCTATCAGGACATCTA